ACGGAATTGCAGGTGCAATCGTAGCTTCTCTAAGCTGAAGTTGCACAATCACTTACACAGTTTACGTGTCACACTCCAAGATAGTAGTAACAGTTTACGTTGTTCTTCTGTCCGTTCCGATGTGCTCGGTCTTCTGCCTGCTCACAATCGGAGAAAGTCCATGGGAACTCGATAAACGCCACACGGCTGGAAGCTGTCAATGTAAGACCTGTACCTCCTGATTTGTAGTTAAGGATGATCAGCTTGCAAGAAGGGGCGTTTTGGAAGCGGTCTACCGCTGTCTGTTTTTGAGTAGCATTGTCTTCGCCTGTAACGGTGACAGCTTCAGGGAATATCTTCTTTAATTCCTGTACTACTTCTTTCAGGTAAGCAAAGACTATCAGTTTCTCACCTCCGTCAATCACGTCATGGATGAATTCGGAAAAGACTTTGATTTTTCCCCTGGCTGATATGGCTTTCAATATTCCCATTTTCACCATTACCTCGCCTCTTAATGCCTTGGCCACCTTTTCATCGTCCGCATTCTTGTAAGTCCGGAGATACTGTATCAGGTCGGCTTCCGCTTTGTCGTATTCTTTGCGATTGGATATGTCCACCTCTATATATTGGCGTGACTTGTCCGGCAACTGAGTGAGTACCTTGGCCTTTTCGCGCCGGAAGAAGCAGGTCGATGATAACCTCCAATTCAGTTCTTTCACATTGCTTGACTGTTTAGGTCCATCGCAGAACCTCTCTACGAAATACTTGTATCCTCCGAAATCCTCTAATCGTCCCATTATCTTGAGTTGTTGTATAAGGTCTGTATTGTTGTTCACTACTGGGGTTCCCGTCAGTTCCAAGATATATTCTTTGCCTTTACATATTCCTTCTACGAACTTGGATTGCTGGGTCTTGGTGGATTTGCACTTGTGTGATTCGTCAATGACTACGGATTTGAATAACGATATTCGTGGGTCAAACTCAATGGATTTCATGGTAAACCGTGCATCCTCCTTTACTTTAAGTACAAAAAACTTTTTCAGTGATTCATAATTTGTTATGAATATGTTGCAGCATTTAGTCTCAAAGAAACGGTGCCAGCTGGCTTTATTGCGATCATCCAGAATCATGGCATTTTTTCCGGCAAATTTCTTAAATTCACGTTGCCAGTTTATTTTCAATGCGGCCGGACAAATGACAAGGCACGGATACGCTTTTGCTATCGTAACCGTGCCTATTGCCTGTAATGTCTTTCCCAGTCCCGGTTGGTCCCCGAATATGCACCGCTTGTGCTGTAGCGCATAAGCGATGCCTTCTTTCTGATATTCGTACGGTTCCAACAGCAATCCGTGTGGAACCGTAAGTTTTGGAAGGTCGGGAATAGTATAGTCATTATACTCTCTTGTTGTCACTTTGTGCTGTACCCGGCTGCATATCTTTGTCTGTACCGCCCAATCTGCCATCATCCTCACGTATTCCTTATCTTGTAGAGATACCTTCCAAGCTTTTTCGTCAGCGATATAGGCTGCCCGGATATTCTGTTTTACACTTGGAATCCGTTTGACTAGCTCCACTAATCTTGGATGATATGGGAAGGCTAATTTGAAGCAGTTGGGGGTAGTAGTTACGCAAAATGGGGACGGCGGTATCATGATGCAAGTTGTTTGACTTTACGTGGTTTACGTGATTTAATTTTCGTTCCGTTCATTATTATGTCAACCCCTGCATCATTCATAGCCTGCTGGAATTCCGCAACCTCTTGATTGAAGTCTGTACCGGCTTCTGGAATGGCGTCCGGTTGTACGTCTGCGTTCGCCGTGTCTTCCTCAAACGGAAGTTCCTGTTGTACAATTCGCCATTTTTTGTTGAACAGATACTCTTTGACTTCGAACTCACAGGATTGGATTTCCTGCTCCAGCTCGAAGGCATTGATATACGATTCATTCTCATTATTGAACATGGTGAACGGAGCGCATAGGTTCAGAACTTTTCCTGTTTTGAGAAAACGTTTGGCTATCAGAGTAACCCCTTCATTATCTCCATCTCCGCCAATGGAATACCCTGTAACGTCAAGCACCTGTCCTATGATATCAGGCACTTCATCTACTGATTCTATACCGTCCACTTCTTTCTGTTCTGTAAGCAAAGCGGCGTGGGGATTCAGCTTGCTGAACGCATTGATAAGGTCTGATGTTACCAGGTTCTTGCCTTCTACGGTGGTTGTACCATTCTCATCCTTGTAGGTGGCCACCAAGGTACTGTCTTTGGTGATTTTAGCTTTTATGATCTTCATTATCTTCTATATTTATATTCGTTGACAAATTCGTTATAATAACGGTCTTCCGGAAGGGGAAGTGTTATTCCCAGTTCCGTGGCTGCATCTGCTTTGACCTTATTCAAAAAATCCGTCATTTGCAGTGTGTTCAGTTTCGATGTGCTTCCGGCTATGACCGTTTCTTTTCCTTTGATAATGGTTGTCCTTCGTAGATATAGGTTGCAGTAATAATCGTGTACGTCCTGTTTGTCCGTTCCTGTTTCCTGTTCGATACAGGTAAACCAAAGCCACATCAGGGCGTTTTGACTTAATGTGCGCGGCTCTGTGTAACGTTCGATAATTAACTTGTAGCGACCGTTACGGAGCTGCGAGCACATGAAATCAAAGGACTTGTTCAGTGTTACCACACCTTTTTCTTTTATAAGGATAGCTTCTTGTGCCATTATTCCAGTCCGAAAATCTTCTTGTCCGTGATAGATTCTCTATTAGCTTCCAAAAACTCTATGAAATGTTCTACGTGTGCCGTGAGCAGTTTCACTGTCTGTTCGTGATTGTAAGTATAATATTCCGGATATTGCGTACCACTGATAAGCGGTGTGCGGCTGGTACCGCCCTTTAGCGCATAAGCCGTAAACTCAAACGCTTTTATGCTTTCCATTTGACCGGAGGCTATCAGGCAATAGGGGTATACATGGCGCTGCCATCCGTGGGCATATTTGCCGAACTCATATTTTAATGTAGACTTGATATCATAGACGATGTCTTTCCGAAGCTCGTCAATGAATCCGTATAATTCCGTGTCACCATACCGGGTGGGAAGAATGGCGGATACATAGATCTGGCTTAATGAGCCTTTGAAATACTCTGCCTGTTCTATACACCATTGTCTGTCGAAAAGGAAATGCCGTGCTGGTGCGATATCCGTTGCCGGAAAAGCTACTTGTATGGTATTGGTTTCCTTATCGCCAATGATGGAGTAGGGGGATCGTTCTGTCGGCACGTGATTTTCGCAATGGACATAGCAGTCAATGATAGCATTGAAGGCAGTTCCCTTGTCTGCCGCCTCACTCTCAAACGGTACACGGTTGATAGCATCCAGAAGGTCTTGCTTCAGGTTCTCTTCGATTTCTTCCGGAGAGCGTTTATACTCTCCGGTTTCATTATCAATGTTCCAGAAGCTTTCCACTTCTTCGTCAGCTCTCAAATACTTGTCGAATTTGTCAAGTAATGAGGGATAGATTCTATAACTAGGCTGCTTCATATATTTTTTTGACTTTGTTGAATTTCAATCCTAATTCCTTGCATCTTTTATTCAGCAGCATACCTGCTTGTAATTTGCTGTCGAAGATATGCTGCAGGCTCTCCAGTGATTGTCTCACTTCGTTGGCCGTGTCCGCATCCGCTACCATAGCTATTTGTTCTTTGATAATTTCCATCAAATCCTCATATTCAGAAGACAGTTCTGTTTGTTTGGTCTGGTAGGTTTGATAAGTGTTTATAATCTTTGTCATAAAGTCGTTCTGGCCGGTGACTGTACCTTCTTCATTAATGATAACCGGTATCTTCATGCGTGCCGGGAGGTTGCAGGTATTCTTTCCATAGAATTTCTCACATGGGTCAAAGGAGATGGTTCTGTCCTTGCCTATGGCTTCCATATAGCCTACAAGATCAAGTTCTTTAATCAGGTCACCGGCTGAAGAACCTCCGATTTCCGGGCGTATCTGTTTGTCTTCTCCGTTCTTTTCCTCGCGTTCATGGGCTACGAATATTACTGATTTACCCATTAGTGTGACTTGGTTTACGAAGTTGATGAACATGTTCTTTCGTACTCCATATCCTTGCAGGGACAGTGTGCCGTCCGCTTTCTTCATTTTGGGATTGTTCTTCATTATATATTTATCCATGAAGGATAACATTTTTCCTGCCGTATCAATAACGATGGTCTTGTATTCGGCAATTTCTCCGCTCGTAAGAACTTCATCCACCTCTTCCCATTTGGAAATTTGCACGGTGTCTACACGGTGGGCTGCATTCACACGGTGAACGCCACCGTCAAAATCAAGCAATAACGGTTTGGGTGAACTTAAAGCAAGTGTAGTGTTGTGAGTTACTATATAATCGTCAGTGACATACAATTCATCCTCATTAGATACCTTAATGCAGACACATTCACAATCTTCTACACGGGTCACATCTACTATATATCTAGATATAGTAGTTTTACTCCATTCAGAAGCTTTTCTTTCAAGACTGAAAGGGCATTCTTTGATTTTCACGCTAACACGGTATTCGTCCCCCTTATCTTCTCTTTCGTATACATGTACATTAGCTATACCACCTAAAGAGTTAACAAGCTCCACCACATCATAAGCAAGATTCTTACTTGCAGTAGAAAAACAAACTCTATTTTTTATTGCACATCCATCTGTGTCCATAAGGCCGCGAAGCAAAGATATACGTTGTTGATGGCTTCCTAATTTGTAACAATCAGGGATAAATTTCTCTGTAGAATGGACGTTCAATCCTAACCGCTTTATTCTCTGAATATATCCTTCCCCATTGCCTGAAAGAATTATGCCGTATTGAGGGCATTGCGGTGCATCATTCTTACTCAAGGCATAGCCGTTCGGAAGCAGTCGTTCTACGTTGCTGGCTATTTGTGAATCTACATCAGGATTTGAGAATATTGCTACATTCCCCGTCAGAGAACCATCGCCGATTAAAACCCCAAGAATATACGGGTCAACATCATAGCTCTTTTCAGTATATTCCATAGCATCTACTACCGGAATCTCAAAGCGCGGGATAGGTTTTCTTGTAGAAAACTGTCTTGATGGAGACAAGGGGCAAGAGATACCCTTCGACATCATCTCTTTAAGGGTCATGTTTCTAAATCCTGCTTTACGGTTATTGCCAGTATTTGAACGAACATTCCATATATGTTCTTCATCGCAATAAGTTATGGCTCCGTCATTTGTCATGACTCTGTACACAGGTCTTACTCCTTGAGGATAAACACCCAATACTTTCTGTTCTTTACCGTCACATCCCATCAGGGTGTCTCCTACAGATATATCGGATAACTTCTTATATCCTTCCGGTGTCAGAACGCTGCAATACAAAGGTTGAGCCTTTCCCATGCCAGGTTGGCCGTAGATCAATGCCGACAGGGTATTCTTGACTGTCAGCTCGTTAGGCTTTTTGATAAGTCCCATAATCAAATAATTTTTTAGTGGTTAATAAATGAGTTAAAAAAAAATAGTTCCCGGATAGCCGGCCAGGACGCACCGGGATAAATGAGGATATAGAATATAACATATAAAGAGGGCTCTCACCTCACGCTGTCCTTTCCAGCGGCTTTGGGTTAAATTATTATCTAACAAATTGCTCTCTGCTTCACTGCCTTGAAGTCTCTAACATGGCTACGTTTATAAGGGTGTACGGCTCCCTCTCTTTGGGTGTGGGTAATACAGGATTCGAACCTGTATCTGTATTCTTCCTGAAAACAATCACAAACCGTCTGAACGTAAAGAAAAAAGTGAATACCGCTTTCCCATTAAGCTAATTACCCGTGTGGCTTATGCCACTTTCTTTTTTAATTTTCTAGGCTTCCTTGGCATTTTGGTCTGTGCATAACGCAGGACATCACTGGCATTGCAGAACCATTTCCCGTTTTGTGCGCATGTAGGCTTGTCGGAACGTATTTTGTTTTCTTCGATCAGTCTGATAAGCCTTCCTATGCCTCCAACTATTTTGGCCGCTTCTCTTTTACCGAATGTATGGGTGTCCATGATGGTTAGGATGTCTGCTAGCCGTGCTTCTGCCGTTCCATCAAATAAGATGGATGTCCGTAGTTGGTTGTTAACTGTATAGTTCATAATCTGAATCTGTTTTTGTTCGTCTTGTTCTTGATACTTGGGTGGTTCTTGCTTTTGCTCTGCTCCTGCATTGTCTCATATCAGGATGAAAATCCAATGCGGCAATGATAAAGAACAGGATGGAGAAGAATAACTCAAGTCCGTGTTTACGTATCTCTTTTATATCGAAGTTGATCTTCATGCGTTCACAGAACATGTATAATACCAGCTCGGTATCTTTGGAAATACCCAGCTTTTTGTATATATCCCGCTTCTGCGCTTTGATGGTCCATTCCGAGCGTTGCAGCCTGTCGGCCACTTCCTTGTCGGCCAAACCCTTGCAATATTGTTCGGCGACAAGATGCTCGCGCTCTGACAGCGTAATCATGACACACGCTGGATTTTAAACTCTCCGCGCTTGCGGTCAACCTCTCCTGTTCGTTTCCAGTCCGCATTCTCGACACACATCTCCAATCTTAGTCTGGAAATGGTTGTGTTGACGGAAGATATCGCACGCACAGGGAACACAACGATATCACCTACCTTCATCGCTCTCAATGTGGACGCCCAATTTTCTGTTACTTTTACCATATTTACTTCATTTTAGTCAGTTTAACAATGTTGTCTAGAGCATTAATGCTGCTTTCGTGTCGTGCCTGTAGGCGGGTGAACGAATCGAGCCACATGTCGCTCTGTTCCTTGACTTCTTTAAGGTCTTGTTCCAGTTCTTGTACACGTCTTACAAGGTCTTCGTGTGTCATGCTTTGTAACTCTTCTACTGTTGTCATAGCTTTATTTTTTTTGATTTTCAATATTGTCAAGTTCGTTGCTTATCACTAATGATGTTACCGCGAAGGCGGCGGATGCTATCCAGAACCATACGCCCATATCACGCATGGTAATAAGGAGTATCGCGTATGATACTGCGCATAATATTGATATTGCTTTCATTTGATTGTGTATTAGTTTTGTTCCCCCAAACCAATCCGATTGGCGGCATCACGCTTTTATTGGGGGATTTACTTAACTTTGTGGTGTCAAACAAAAAATTAAGTATTATGAACAAGTTTGTTGAAATCACCGTGGATGGTGAAAAGTGCATCATCAATGCAAGTGCAGTTCAGCTTGTAAAGCCTACCGATGAAGGTACATTGATCTTATTTCAAAATGGAGCTAAAATCCATACGGAATTTAGCTTTCAGGAACTGTCAAATATTCTTCTGAACTAAAATTTCTTTCCTGTATATCGGGATAGTGAACAACTTTATGACAACGGTTTTGTTGATTATCCCGGTATCATCTTTTCCTATAAACCCATAGGTTGTAGGACGTATTTTTACTATTTTTTCAATTATTGCTTTCATTGTCATAAGTAGATATTATTAGTTTGTGCCCCGATAACCTCTCTCTGGTCTTCCCACCGGAGTTGTCAGCTACTGTTCTTCACTGCATAACCGTTCGGGGCATGATCGCTCTTTTTATTTTACCCTTACACGCTTGGCGCCCTTTGCCGCTTGTTCACTCAGGAATATTGCGTATTGCATTGTACCTTTCTCAGTACGCAAACGGCAGCTTTCAGTTACCTCCGGGACTGCACCCGTAACCCTACTCAAGTCTGCTTCTGCTGTCACCAGTTCCGAGTCTTTCGGGATGTGTTGTTGCGGAGTGTCGCTTCTCCTGTTTGTTATGGTCAAACTCCATTTAGTAGCGGTAATCCCATCAAAAGGTAGGCTCGCTGGCCGTTACCGCTTAATCTCCGCAGTACTGGGAGCCTAAATATCCACGGCTGTTGGAGTTGTAGCAGTCTGACCATTCGGCTTTGAAAGTGACTCTTTCTGCTTTGACCGGAGTGAACACCTTGTTATTTCTTTCTTCCTGTTGTCTTGCCAGCTCTTCCTGCATTGTAACATTCAGTTTTGCCAGTTTCCATGTTGATTTCAGAACTTCACCGAAGGTCTTGCCTTGTTTCTTGCCTACATACTTGTAAGTTCTGTGGGCATCTCTCATAATCTGTCGTAAATCGAATCTTTTCATTGTCTTACCTCTTTTTAGTTATTACTTTTATTTGGTTATCTCACTCAAACTTGCTTTCTTTGTTTATTGTTGTTGTTTGATGTTGCAAATATAAGTATTAATACTATTATTACTACTATTATTGCAATAAATAATACTTGTATTTAATATTTATTAATAATATGTTCGATTTAAAGAGATTCAGAAAGGAAAATGGGAGAATAACCCAAATGGCTATGGCTGAAATGTTCAACTGCACCCAAGGAAATATCTATGCAATAGAAGCATCTGGTAGGGATTTAACGGATGAACAACTGAACATTCTAAAGTCCAAGTTTGGGGATGAAGTGGTATCGAAATACATCATCAATTTAACCTTGGACAAAGACAATCCTAAAACCTTTAAAGAAGCGACACATGATTTCTTTAATAAAAGGGAAGAAAGTTTGTTGGCAATTATTGAGTCTCAGCAACGTACCATCGAGAACCTTTCCAAAACCCTTGAAACCCTATCGAAGCGATGATTATGTCTCAGAGCGATGCCATAACCGATAATGATTTAGATTTCTTTCTCACCGTCATAAGCATGTTCTGTGAATATAACCACACCATGCACTATTCAGACCGTGTGTTCGCTGATATAACGGACAACCCCGGCAGAACGAAACGGATTATCCTAAAACTGGCAGAGGAAGGATATATCAAGGCTGTACCCCGTACGAATTTGCCATACAGGTTTACTATTGATATGACACCCAAAGGGACGGAATTTCAAAAGGAAGGCGGATATGCCTGCAAAAAGCGGAAAGACCGCAACAAGGATATCCGCACTTCCATCAAAAGGTTCATTCGTGATTTGACCGCTGCTCTATTGGGTGCGCTTGCCAATCACCTATTCGGCTTAATCGAATAGTAAAATCCCTATGATTGCACTAAGTAACAGTTCTATTATCTGCAACGATGTGCGTATAGTCTGGTACTGATCTTCATCCATATCTATTCCAGTTTTTAAAGTTAATACTATATATTTTGCAACATCAATAAATCAAAGAACACAGAGTTTACCTCTTTTTAGTTAGTCAATATTTTTGCACTTCCGAACTATTTTTCGTTCCTTTGTGCTGTTGTTTATTGTTTGATGTTGCAAAGATAGATTTAATATCTAATTTATCAAACAATAAATCTAATTATATTTAGATATTAATTCTAATTAACTCGAATATATGAAAGGTCTAAAGGAGCGGTTGTTATACTTTATTGAGTATAAAGGTTTACCAGTACAGATGTTTGAAAAGATAGTTGGACTAAGTAATGCAGCAGTTTCGAAGATGGGTGATAATACAAGACGTTCAACGATAGATAAAATATCTAAATCGTTCCCGGAATTAGATGTGAATTGGCTTTTAACAGGTCAAGGAGAAATGTTGTCTTATGGTCAAGATGCAGAATCTATTTCAAATAAAGTACAAGAGCCTACATCCCATTATGGTAGGAAAGAACTAAATGAAGGAAATGGTTTCACCACATATCTACTTCCTATGTCAGCCATGGGAGGAACGCTCTCTGGTTTTGCAGCTCCAGGCGCAATGCTACAGAACTGCGAAGCCATAATTTCTCCCATTGAAGATGTAGACTTTGCCATTACAGTATATGGAGATAGTATGGCACCTGAATACCCCTCAGGTTCCCGTATTTTGATAAAGAAGATAAACCCCAATATCTTTATAGACTGGGGTAAAACATACGTTTTGGACACTGCAAATGGGGTTATAGTAAAGGAACTTCGTGAGTGCAAGGGTAAGGATGGGTATGTGAAATGCCATTCGGTTAACCCGGACCCGAAATTCTCGGACTTTGACGTTCCTTTGTCAGAGGTGTACGGCGTGTATCGAGTACTTATGTGTATGTCGGCAAAATAAGAAAAATATGCTCAACTGGAAAAATCTGAACGGAAAGAAATATCTTCATTTTGTTCCGGATGAAGAATGCACATGTATATATGTAGATGTTCCTATATGCGCTATCTTATATGAAGGATATAAGACATGCTTGATTAGTTCAGGAGACTTCATCATTTTAAAGCCGATTGGTCAAAAATCTTTTTCACTAAAGTCTGAATATTCAGGCGTCTTGACTTATATGGCTAAAGAATGGGAGATGCATGGAGTGCTATTTTCTGATACTGAATCTGATTTATTGTATATTGATACGTCTGAATCTAGTATTATGGAGTATAAAAAATGGATTGATGAGTTGGAAAACAGGAGAGCAATAAATAAAATAAAAGAGAAGCTTCTTGCAAAGAAACGAAAGCAAGACTTAGAAAAGGCTGCACTGCAAGAGTTAATGGATGAGGGAGAAATCTTTCCGGAAGCAAATAAGCGACCTCCTATACCTAAAGAAGTCGTTGATGTAGTTTGGAGAAGGGATGGAGGAAAATGTGTTTATTGCGGTTCTACTGAAAACCTGCAGCTTGACCATATTATTCCCTTTTCCAAAGGTGGTGCGACTACAGTGGAGAATCTTCAATTATTATGCCAAAAATGTAATTTACAAAAATCAAATAAAATAGGATAATGATGAAAGAATATATAGCTATATTTGAATATAATGGAGAAATACAGAATCTAGAATTTGTGTCTAATTCAAACTCTCAAGAAAAACTAAATTCTGAAGCAAGAATGTATGTAAATGACTATCTTCTAACAAAATATGGAACTGTTACATATCATTTTATAAGAGTTATTCCTAAATAAGAACCATTTTAAACACAATGTTTATATAAGCTAAAGATGAAAGTCAATATTAAAGTTAGAGATAATTATAAAAGCTATTGCTCTTTAATAGATGAAGAGAAAATTTTGTTAAATAACAAAATCGTTCTTGACGAAAAGAAAAATAGCAGACCGGATTATAAAGAAAAAAATACTCCTACTTATAGCGATGTCTTACCAGATGATATAATTTTTACCATACAACAAAAAGAAACTGAAGAAAAAGATTTTAAATTCATTTTACGCTGTGTTCCTTTTTGTGAAAGACCTTTTTTTAGATATGATTCTACGGGACCTTCTCATAGGAATTCCAATTTGCCTATTCCTATAGAGGAACAACAAGTTCCAACTCCTCATTTTCATCGGTTTGTAGCTGATGGAAAGGAGATAGCTTACAAGACAAAGGTGCTGTTGGATGAAAAGCAATCAAAAGTTTTGGAAGATATTTCTATGTGTGTTTTGCATTTTATGCAGGAGGCCAATATAAAATTTGAAAATTTTGATTTAATTTCGACCCCAGGTGTTCTTCCTTTTAAAATGGAAGAAAATATTGATCCTTTAGAAAATGTACAATTTGATATTGAATAATCATGGAAGATATAATAAAGATTATAATAGCGTCATTTAGTTCTTTGTGGAAAGTGAAAAAATATGGAAAGACCATAGAAATAATTACGCCTTTCTTTACCACAAATGATTGCTTTGTTTCTGTTTTTCTAACAGAAAGAGAGGGCTATTACATTATTACTGATGGTGGTTGGATTAGTGAAAATTACTATAATAATTTTTTCGATAGTGATGATGAGTCTTATTTAAGACTGTTCACTTATTATAAGGAACAATATTCTATACGTGAGACGGAATCAAACAATAAAATTTATTATTATAAAACTACAATGAAAAAAGAATTAGTACCAAATTTGGTTCTTGAGGTGTCTAATTTTATTTCAACCGTGGTAAGTTCTTCTTTTATAAAATTTCAAGATGATAAGGATAAGGATTTGCAAAAGAGGTGAGTAACTTTCTTACAGCTGGGTTTGATAAGAAGGAATTGTCGTTTAATGGGTTTATTGATGAGAGGTATAAGGATATAAAATTTAATGCTGTTGTTAAAAGAAGTGATAGATTTACATTGTTTAATTACGTAACTGGTACTACTGAATTTTATTTTCGTGGTAGTATTGGACGTTCTAATATGAATTTCCAGTTAATAAATAGGACAATGCTAAAAAAGCAGATACATAGGCGTGTGACGGTTGTGAATGATCAAGCTTCAGGATATAAAATTGAAAAATTGAAACAATATCTTGACTTGATATCGGATGAAGCGGAGTCTGTAGTCGTTAATTGGACTAATAGAAAAAAACTATTAGAATTATAATAGGATGATGATTGTTTAATACGAAAAAACGTTAGACAATGTAATAATGAAGTAGGTGATACT